CGCATTCGTCCTCATCCTCCGTGAGCGTCACGGTGATGTCGGCTCCCGATCCGCCCGAGCCATCGGCAGTGATCGTCGGCTCAACGCGTGCGAGCGTGGCGTAACCGCTGCCGCCGTTGGTCACGGTGATCGCAGTGATCGCCCCGCTTGCCGTAGTGGGAGTGGCCGTTGCACCGGAGCCGTAGCACGAGCTGAACGAAACGAACAACGCATTGAACGCCGGGCCGACATCGGGGTAGCCATCGAATGTGACCGTCACCGTGTCAGGCAGTTTGCCCGTCGCACACTCGCCGCAAGGGATGTCGCAGCACGGGCTGCACGATGCCCCGAGCATGAATCCCAACGGATAGAGCGAGAGGGAAAACGCGAGCACCGCCAGGAGCGGAATGGATGCCGGCTCAATGGACGCGAGAAACTCAATCATGAGCAGCGTGCCGCAATCAGATACCACGCGGTGCCTTCCTTCGCGATAGCACACGGGGTCGATGTCGCCGTGCCGGCAGTGGTGATGACAGCGAACAAGTTGTAAGCCACGACGGTATTCGGCGTCGCCGTGACGCCGCGAAAGGTCAGTGTCTTCAGCGTGTCAATCGCCCATGTACCAGTAAAGGTACACATGCGAAACACCTTGCCGCCGCCGGGCGTGTCCACCCTGCCAAATGTCAGCGGTGCCCCGTCGCGATTGCCGCCCTCGACTTGACGAACGACGGCAGCGATCCGCTCGGCGGCACCGCGAGTGAAATCGACGCGGGAGGTACTCACTCACTCCTCCAAGATCTGGAGGAGCAGCCGCGAGTTGGGAGCGTTCGCCTGGGCCGCATAGTTGCCCGCTGCCAGCCGCAGCACGGCAGCATCGCCCGGCTTCAGCCGCACCGTCTCGAACAGCGTCGTGCCGCTCACCCGGCCGAACGAGATCGTATGCGTGCCAGCGGTCGCCAGCGACCGAGCGAAGCACAGCCCGAGGCTCGACGCCGACGCCGTGGTGATCGCCTGGGTGCTCGTGCCCACGTTGAGCGTCAGAGCCAGAAGCCCCGTCGTGGCGAAGTCGCTCGTGATGTTTGACGCGTTGAGGTTCTGATTCAACGCCCCGGCGTTTACGTTCACGTTCACGCTGTAGCTGATGTCTGCCATGGGAACTCCTAGGACGGCGGCGTGCCGAAATACTGTGACATTGAGATTCGCTTGTAGACGCGGCGAGTGAGGATCGCGGGCAAGGTCGCGCCCGACTGCTTGCCGCCGCTGCCGTTGAGGGCGATCGGATTCGCGGAGGCGACTTGCTCGCCGTCCGGCCCCGCGACATCGGCCCGCTTCTTCACGCCGCCGTCGATGTAGTTGAATCCCACATCGGGCAGGAGCAGGCTCCACCCGCTCTGACGGCAGAGCAGTTCGCTCGTGATCTTCCAGTACCGCACTTCCTGACCGTTCACCGACTCGACCGCTTGCTCGCCCGAGATGCCCTGCACCTTCACGCCGTCCTGGGGGAAGCCGAGGTAGCTGCCGTCGTTGACGCAGTTCGTGACCGCTGCCGCGAGAGCCGAGGGGAAGTTCTGCCGGTTGCTCTGGATCGTGACTTTCTGCTGGGCTTCATCGACGCTCAGCCCCTCGAAATAGTCGCCCGCCGAGTTCGTGAGCGGCTTCTGCGTTGAGCCGTCGTAGTAGTAGAGGGCGGGCACCGCGACGCCTTGGGTCTGAAACTTCCACACGTCGGGCCGCAGCCACGGCAAGAGGTCGATGTCTCGCTCGCTCGCCGCTGGCACTTTGTACCGGGCGATCGCCTCGTGCCAGTAGCGGTTCTCCTCATACGCCTCGTTGACCTCGACTTCGTAGCACAGGGCAAACGCGTACTCGGGGTGCGACGAGCCGTGCGTGCAGCCGATCGCCGCGATCACCGTGCCCGCGTTCGTGTTCGGGTCGTTGAGCGTCGCGATGAATCGCCGCTCGAACTCGGGCGATGCCCCGATCAGATGCGTCGCGGTACGCGCCAGTTCTCGCCAGGAGTGAACGCTCATGGTCAGCCCGTCCCCGCGAGGATGTCAACCTTCTCGGCGTTCAGTTTGGCGATCTCTTTCCGCATCGCCTGGAGTTCCTTCGTCTGGGCTTTCGCCTCCGCGATGGCGGGGTCTTCCTTCAGCGTGTCGAAGAATGCCGAGATGCCGCCCGAGCGGATGTCGTTGATCTCGACCGAGCCGGTACGAACGGTGGCGAGCTCTTCGGCGCGGGCGAGTTCGATCTCGAACTGGCGGTCGCTGATCTTCGCCTGGGCATCCGCGATCTGCTGGCTAACGCGTTCGAGTTCCCGCCGCTGATCTTCGGCTCGCCGCTCGGCCTCCTCGGCAATCCGCTCTGCTTCCTTGGCAGCGTCCTCTCGGGCTTTCTTGGCACCGCTCGCAATGTCGCCCTCGCGGGCCTCTACTTGATCGAGCGTCGCAAGCCGGGAGGCGAGGGCGTTGATTGCCTCGGTGTCCCCGGCGGCTCTGGCTGCCTGGAGTTGCTCCTCAACCCGCACGATCTCCTGCTGGATCTTGAGCAGATTATCGGCCGCCCTCGCCCGGCTGGAGTCGCCGCCGAACTGCTCATCGACGCGGATCTGTTCGAGGTTCGCGTCTATGATGTCTTGCACTGCCTTGGCTTCCGCTTCAGCCCGCCGCTGGGCTTCCTCCGCGAGCCGCTTGTTCTCCTCCGCGACCCTCCGTGCCACGTCGATCTGCTTCTCAAACTCGGCGGTAGCATTGGCAACGCCGCGAGCGTACTGCTCTGCGTTCAGTTCGCCGTCGTTCGCTTGCTCTTGCAAGTCAGCGAGTGCTTGCTCGAACTCGAACGCGGCATCGAAGCCAGCCTGCCCGAACTCGCCCGCCTTGGCGATCGCGGAGTCGAGACCCTTCTGCGAGTCGGCGAACGCCTTGTCGAGTGCCTTGACCTCTTCCGCCGTGCGAGTGACGGCCTCGGCTGTCTTCTCTGTAGCCGCTGCGGTCTCTTCAGCGGTCGAAAAGAACGACCGGAAGAAGCCGATCGTGCCGTTGACGGCATCGCCGAACGCCCCGAACACCGAGCCGACGGTACTGAGAATCGGCCCGAGCACGGTGCCAATGGTCTGGGCCACTACCGTGACGATGTTGATGAGCCCGCTGAAAGCCGTAGCGATGCCTTCGACCAGACCGACGAACGGCAGAAGCACCGACTGACCGAGACCTTGGATCGCTACGCCGACTTGATCGAATGCAGCACCCAGACCGGAAAACGCCGTGCGATCGGTCTCGCTCAGTGCCGCCCCGAAGGTCTGGATGTCATCGGCTGCACCGCCTAACTCATTGAAGAACGGCAGCAACTGCACGCCGCTGCGACCAAACAGGGCGATCGCCGCTGCTGACCGCTGGGCAGGGTCTTCGATTGCAGCCAGACGCTCGCCGATCAAGTCGATCCGCTGTTGCTCCGAGAGTGCCCCGAAGTCTTGAACCGAAACGCCGAGCCGCTGCAACGCCGCCTGGGCTTTCTTGCTCTCTTCGTCTGCCCCCGCGAGCGTGTTCTGAAGCCGAGCGAACGAGCCGCTCAACTGCTCAATCGAAACGTCTGCCCTGCGGCCGGCTTCCTCCAGCACTTGCACGAACTCGAACGAGACGCCCAACTGGGTCGCCAAGCGACTGAGCCGCTCGACGCGATCCTCCAGGGCAACCAAGCCACGCACAACAGCAACCGCCCCAGCCGCGAACGCCGTGATGCCGACAAGGGCAAGGTTCCAAGATGTAGCCAAAGATGTAAGTTGCGATGCAATCCCGCTGATGCCTGACTTCAGCCCGCCCGCGAACACCCGCGACAGCCCCTCGCTCGCACTCGCGATGCCCGAGATGCGGCCCGCGATGTTGCCCAGCGGGCCGGGCAGCACCGAGAACACCCCCGAGAGTTCGTTGAACTTGAGCGTCGTGCTCGTCGCTGCGGTGTCGATTTCTTTCTGCTGCACCGCCAACCCGCGAGCCGCACGCTCCGCGTCGGTCAGCCCCTTCGCGGCGTTCTCGGTCGCCCGGTTGTAGGTGTCTAGCGAGATCCGCCCGGCATCGACCTGCTCTTTTAGTTCGGCCTGGGCACGATCAAACCGCTCCAGGGGCAGGAGGTTCGCTTCGGTGATCCGGGCCGCACGCTCGAACGCGGCGGCTTCTTTGTTGATCGATTCGGTCAGCCGATCAAACCCTGCCGCAAACTGGGTCGCACCGCCGCCGTCTCGCAGCGTGTTGACGAGATCCTGGGCTTCCTTCTCGAACCGAGCCTGAGCCGACGCCGCCGCTTCGCTCTCGCCCGCGAACTTCGCGAACTGACTCGTGAGCTTGTCGGCTTGATCCCCCAACCCCACAAGCGCACGCTGCACCGGATCGAGCTTCAGCCCGCTGGCGTCAGCCGTGACCCGCAACGCTAGTGAGAGGACGTTAGCCATTGTTCACTTCGAGATCGCCGAGACCGAACTGCCGTCGCAACTCCAACAACGCCGCCATGTCCTGCGACTCGTGCTGCGGCGGCTTCTCTGTCGGAATGAAATCCTCGGGCTTGGGTCGTTTCGAGTTCTTGCCAATGTGCGGAGCCAGCAGTGCCGTGACGATCAACGCCGTCTCCCGCCACGAGTCGGGCAATGCCGAGTAGTAGCGGTTGTAGGCGATCCATTCAGAGAACTCGGCCGAATCCATTCGCGTGCCCAACTCGCCAACGGTCATGTGCAAGTCGCGAGCGACCGCGAACATGTACCGTCGAGTCGGGCTCGCGTTCAGCCTTTTCCCAGTTCTTGCACATCCTCCTCTGTCATCCGGTTGTGTTTCATCGCCTCATCAAAGAGTCGGCCCATCACCGCACCCGACTTGCTCGCGAGCTTGTCGATCTGGTCGCGGCTGAACAAGAGCTTTCCGGTCTCGTCGCACAGCACGCCCGCGAGGTACTGCGTGCGGAAGTTCTCGATGCCCGTCTCTTTTTTGCCGATCCACTTCCGCTCATACGAGTCACGCTCGCCCACGCTCATGACGCGGATGAAGACATCGCCGCCCCACTCGGGAACCGCGACTCGCTTCAGCCCCATGTCATCCGCCGCGAGAATCTGATCTGCCGTCAGTGCCATCTGTCACGATCTCCTAGGGATTAGTCGGAGCCCCGACCGTATCCTGCACTCTAAAAGTGAAGGCAAGCCGCACGACCTCATTCGCGACGGCTTCGATCCGCTGGTCTTCGTAGATGCAATCTGAATCGAAGAACGTGACCAGCGTTCCCGCCGACGCGGTGCGACCCGAGAACGTCAACCGCTTCCGCCGCCCGTACTCACTCACGGGAAGATGAGCGGTCGAGAATCCAGCCAGCCGCAACGTGCCCAGGCTCGGCGTCCACGTCGTGATGCGACCGAGCGGCAGCCCACGCTGGGCGTCAAGTTCGAGCGACTGCACCTCTTGGAGCGTCTGACCGCCCCAGGTGATCGTGAACCCTTGGCATGGAATCGCCATGACGGCACCCCGTCATGACTAGCGGGAGACCGTGATGACGCCCTGGCCCCGGATCGCGTCGTTCGTCGCCAGCGTGAGCGTCGAGCTCTGCACGGTGAAGTAGCTCGCCGTGGTGCCACCGACGAGAATCGCACCCGCAACGGAGAGCTTGTACGTGCCGGTCGAACCGTCCGCGATCACGATCTTGCCGATGTAGTCGAACGTGATCTGCCGACCCGAACCGCCGTCCTCGGCAGGCACCACGAGCGGCGGCGTCAGCCGGGCCGCAAGTTCGCCGGTCGTTTGCCCGAGGTGGGCAACGTCGATCTGCGAGTCGCCGGCTGCGCCGGGGTTCGTGTTCGAGATGACGATGTTCGTGACGGTGTAACCCTGCACACCCAGCGTGAGTTGGGTGCCAAGGCTCGTGGCTCCACCGGATGCGGTATCGTGCGGGGTCGAGAATGACACGGGCTAGATCTCCTGCCAGAGAATGGTGTAGGTCTGCGTCACGCTGTAGACGGCGGGCAACTCGCCGCCGGCCAACTGCACGAACCCGTCGCTCTCACTGAGCAGCGACACGTTTCGCACTGAAATCCAGTTTCCCAAGGCACCGTTGAAACCATCCAGTACCACCCGGCAGCGGTCTGCCAGTTCCCTTACTCCCTCATACGTGGTCGCGTACATATCCACGGCCAGCGTCACGGTAGCGATCC